GAGACTCGGAGAGCGGCACGGCCACTGGCTCTACGGCTGGTGTGGCGGCTGTCTCGGCCTCGGTTTTCTTTGGTTCAAAGTAGAGCTTGAAATACTTTTCGCCTGTGTCGCGGCTCTCGTTTACATACGCACTGATCCAGTAGGGCACGCCCTCGATGGTGCAGGAGCCCTTGTGCGAAGGCTGCGTTGGCTTTTCCTGTTTTTTGTTGCGGCTTAGAGAGCCATCAAATCTGATTTGTTTTTCGTTCATGCCAGTTTTTCCAGATCGGCGGCTCGATACCAGGCGCGGCAGCCACGCTTGCGCAGTGGACGCAGGATGCCTAATTCAATGAGTTTGGTGACTTGCTTGGCGCTCACCCCAAGGCGGGCCATGACATCGCGGCGGCGGAGTAGTTTCATGAGAAATTCATTATAGGGGGTGGGTGTCAATAGGTGCCTCCTGGGCGGGCTCGCAGCATGGCAGGATCTTCGTAGCCGACGCCGCTGAGGGCGATGTAACGGAGGATATCGACCCAATCTTTGGTCGCGCCTTTCTTACCATCAGCGCCGGTCCATGTTTTGAGCGCGTAGATGAGGTTCTGGCAGCGATCACTGATGTAAAGGCGCGGGGAGTTGAGGGCATCGACCGGTTGCTCTTCGTTGTAGGAAAGCCAGTCGTTGATGACAGTAACGCCTTCGACGATGGCTTGCCCACTGGTAGCGCGGAAGTCCATGTCGATGCGCTCGGAGCATTGCTCGATGAGGGTGCGCACGCCTTCATGCGTCATGGTGGGCGTGTTGCCATAGCGGCTATCCATCCACCGCTCGGCGACTTCGGCGGAGTCTGCTTTCTCAGCGGCTTCAATGATGCGCTTGTAGTCGTCGAACCCAAAACCGGCACAGGCTTTTTGTGCGGGACCAGGGCGGCCGTCTTGCAGTTTGCCATCCGCCTCGGCCCACGGGCCGGGGTATCCGACGCCTTCAATGTAGTCGAGCTGGTCGGGCCACTCGCGGTAAATCCACGCCCGGCCATCCGGCGTAAATCGGGTCCACAACATCGCCCATGTTTTCCCTTCGCCTGGATCGACGAAATGAAAGACGGTGCCATCCCTCGGCACCTTGTCGGCAGGCACCACATGCACGCCGTCGCGGAATTTTGGAAACATGGACATCTTTGCCTTGGTCGGCACGCCATAGGCACGCATGAGAATGCGCTCGCGGTTGCTCCCGCGCAGCTCGGTTTCCATTGCTTCGGGGTTGCCGTAGGGGTTGTCCGAGGTGTGGAAATAAACCACTCGCGCCTTTTCCCTGGTGCATTGTTGGATGCGCGGCACTTGCTCCAAGCCGATCAAGTTGCCATCGCGGTAGCGCGGAAGGAGCGGGGCATCGACTTCCTCGATGGTCTTGGCCCCGTCGAGGTATTCCTTCACAGTGGTTGTGTAGCCTTCGATGGGGGTAAAGCCAATGCCGAGCTCACCATCGCGGGTGAGCAAACGGAAGCGCAGCGCCTCGATCCAATCGGGGGTTACCAGTTCGTCGGCCCAGCAGAAGTCTAATTCTGAGCCTTCGATGGAGGTGACATCCATGGAGTAGAATTTGAACCAACACTGCGAGCCATTTGGCAGCACCAGCGAGTTTTCGGTAAATCCGCCTTTCTGCGAGTAGGTGATGTTTGCCACGCTGCCTTTTTTGAGTTTGCCACTCCCGGCCGGCCGCCATTCGTGGGGGAGGTATTCCCAGATGTAAGGCTGCTGGGATTGGATCGACGCGGCCTCGGTGGATTGGAGGCACCACACCTTTGCGCCGGGCTTGTTGACGAGGTGTTGCATGGCCCGCCGCGCATAGTAGCGCGACTTGCCGGAGCGATTGCCGCCGAGGATGAGAAGTTCCGTGACGCCTTTGGGGAATTTTTCCCGCAGCCCCGTGAATGCCGCATCCGCCCGCGCCCAAGCGGGATTCTCCCACCCGTAGCGCCACGGATCCTCCACCATGCGGGCGATCTGCTCCTCGCGTTCGCGGTGGATGGCGAGCAACTGCGACTCAGTGGCTCCCAAGCGCTGGCCGCGATACTGCACCACAAAGGTGCCGTCGGGACGGCGGCCTTCGATGACGATCTCCGGGATGACTGGGCTTTTGCTCTGAGGGATCATGGGCGCTTCAGAAGAGGTTGCAAAATTTTCGCCTTCGTTTTGTAGCCAAGCCGCACGCAAGTTTCGTGAGCTTGACGCAAAACAGCGCCATCAGGATAAACGCCCGTGATGCGAAAATACTTGGTTTGAGCTCGCAAATCATCAGCGGATGTATGCACCAGACAATCTACTTCTTTCATTTTGCGGCTCTCTTGACTTCATCTTCATGCAGGCTCAACCAGGCAACAGCCTTGCCCGCATCGCCGACATCATCGACCGTGACGCACAGATCGGAGATGACCCCGGCGTCTTGCAGAAGATTTAGCGCATGGGTGGCGTCGATGCGGCGGTGGGCAATGTAGTCGCGGAGGGAGTTCACAATTCGCTTTCAAAAGCCCGCGCCTTCACGATCAACCGCCTGGCATTTTCCATGAGGTCGTAGAAAACCTCCTGCTCCCCGAGGTCTCGGCTGTATTCCGGTGGCTTGGCGTAGGTGAGGACGGCGCGGAGGTTTGCCGCCAGGTCGGTGGCGAGCTTGCAACAATGCGCAGCGCCTGGGTGGTCCTGCCATTCGCGGTGGCAGGCAGGGCAGGATATGGCTGAATCTGAGATGATTGACATTTGTTTTATGGGTGTGTTGAGGGTTGTTGTGCGCGTATCCGCCGCGCCCCGGCTCTGAGTCCGTGGTTTGTGGAGACCCTTCAGAGACAGGTCGTTAAACTTGAGCCATCCGCAAATATTCCGTTCAGACTTCGGCCGCCTTGCGTGACTCTCACCGACTGGCACTCACGGCTTACCGAGTCTCTCATTTCAAAAGACCAAGCTCGATGCGGTGTATCTCGCTCTCGATCTCGGCCAGCATCGCCCATTGCTCGCGGGTGTAACTGTGATTAAAAGGAAAAATGCACTTGGAAAATTTTCCGTCCTCAAAGATAATCACCACTTTATACAAAGTGTCCGGACACTTTGAAGAGGTTCGATTTGAGGTGAGCTCGAAGTGGTATTCGGTCTTGGTGCAGGTGGATGTGTGGTTGATGGTCATGGGTTTATTTCTGCCTTTCGCTTTGATTGTTGCTGTAGGCTTTCTCGGTCACATTGTGGAAGGTGGTTTGTTGGCCGACAAAGTTGAGTTTGATCTCGGGCGTGGGGCCGTTTCGCTGCTTGGCAACGATGAGCAAGGTGTTGTGCTCCATGGGCTCTTCGTCATCGCCGCGTTTTTTGTTTTTATCCAGGCGATGGATGAGGAGCACGGTGTCGGCGTCTTGCTCGATGCTGCCGGACTCGCGGAGGTTGGAGAGCTTGGGCTTGCTGCCTTCGTCGGCGTCGCGGTTCAGCTGTGCCAGCGCGATGATGGGGAGGTTGAGCTCCTTGGCGACGGTCTTGATGGCTTTGCTGATCTCGCTGACTTCCAGCGCTCGGCTCTCATTGGCCCGCTTGGACGATCCGTGCATGAATTGCAGGTAATCAACGACGATGAGGCCGAGGCCGTGGGCGGTCTTTGCCCGGCGGGCGCGGCTGCGGAACTGCGCGACGGTGAGGCCGGGCGTGTCGTCGAGGTAGAGAGGTGCCTTCGTGAGGCGGGTGGCGGAGGAGGATACGGCGTTGAGGTCTTGGGACTTGAAAAATCCGTCGCGCACGCGCTGGAGATCGACACCGGCCTCGGAGCAGATGGCGCGGACCATGAGCTCGGTGCTGGGCATTTCGACCGAGAAGACGAGCGTGGGCACATTGCTGGCAAGCGCGGCGTGCAGGGCTATCTGCATGCCGAGGGCGCTCTTGCCACAGGCGGGGCGGGCGGCGATGACGATCATCTGCCCGCCGAGGAATCCGCTGGTGGAGCGGTCCAGATCGTAGATGCCGGTGGCGAGGCCGACGGTCTCGCCGCGATTGCGGTGGACTTTTTCGATATGGTCCACGGCGGCCATTACAGCCGTTTTACAGTGCGCGACGGGGTTTTCCCTTGTTGTGTGGTCTCGGAGGGCGTAGAGGGCCTGCTCGCAGCGTTCTTGCGCATCCTCTGTGGTGAGTGCGGGGTCGCTGGCAGCCTCGGCCATGGCGATGGCGGCTTGGCGCATGGCACGGCGTTTCCACACATCCAGCACTTCGGCGGCGTAGTAGCGCCAGTTTAGCGTGATGGAAAGCTCTTGGACAAGTTCCGTGACATAGGCGTGGCCCCCGACCTCCTCGAGCAGGCCGAGCTTGTCGAGCTCAGTGGTGAGGAGGATGAGGTCTACCGGCCGAGCAGACTGCCGCATGGAGGCGATGGCGGACATGATGCTCTGGTGCGCTGGCAGGACAAACTGCTCCGGCGTGAGCGCCTCGAGCACGCTATCGGCCGTGCGGCCGTCGGTGATCGCCGCGCCGACGACGGCTTTTTCGGCGATCTGATTTTCGGGCAGGGTGTTTTTCATTTGGCGGCAGGAAGTTTGCGCGAAGCCATGGAGCGTGCTTTGCGCAGCGTCGATCCGAAGCCAAGGAGGTGGAAGACTTGGCAGGTAGCGGCAGGGTTCACCTCATGGCCGAGGAGGCAAAACATGCCCGTGCCGTCGGCGTTCACAATGGGCGTGCCGTCGGGATGCGTCATGGGGGCGTAGATGGGGTCATTCATGGGGCGGTTCTCGTAGGTGCCGATCTGCCAGCGCAGGAAATCGTTCTTACATTTTTGGTTATGCCGTGTCACGATGCACAATGCCGCCGTGTCGGAAGAGGTGAGTTCCAGTGTTTCAATAATGTTTATCATGTTGTTGTTTTTGTTTTTATGCTGCGGTTTGCTGGGTGCGGTATTTTTCTCGCACCCAGGCTTTCATCGATTCAGGGAGATTTACCCAACTCGGAAGGTTCATCTCAGGAAATTCCGATGTCACAATATCCTGCCAACCTTGAGGTTCTGCGTGGACGGATGGCCCTGCCGAGGGGTTCACACCCTCGCGCCCTGCCCACTCCCGGGCACGGGTCACCTCGGCGAGGATGTTGTTCAGCAGGGTGGCCAAATCCTTGCGGCGATACTGCGCGGCCGAGCCTTCTTTCTGCCGGTAGGCCCACTCCAAAAAATACCAATCCTTCTCGCTCACGGCCGCCGCCGCCTTTTTATTTTTCTGCCAAGCGCGGGTGGAGGAAAGGTCCAGAGGTGTCTCAGCGCGGATGTGGAAGAGGTCTCGGAAGCGAGTCAGGATAGGATCCGGTGCTTCTGGAGTTGGTTCACATTCCATGACCAATTCCATGTCCCCTTGGGGGACTATAGGGGTATTATCTATTCTATTCTTATCTAGCTGCGCATGGTGTTCGCTTTCCGTTCGCATGGACTGCACACAAGAATCCTTTGGCTTGCGAACAAACTGCATGCGCTTTGCCTCCGTTGATCGCCTTTTTGCAGAAGCTCCATTATGTTCATCAAAGCGTGCAATCTCCACGCCATCTTCACTTTCCAAAATCCAACCAATTTTTACCAAGGCCGCTCCGAGTCCTTTAATTCCCGTCTTGCGGTCGATAGCTCCAAGGGAGAGTCCTTCAAGCCGTCCATCGGTGCTCTGATCGTCGGCCATTGACCATATCCAATACAGCCCGCCGATGACCTCAGCTTCGCGCTTGTTTGTGATGTCGCAAATCTTGGCGATCCGAGGATCATCCCAAAGGTTGCTGCGCATTTTTATCCAGTTTGACATGCTTATTTTTTATTTCTTTTTTGCATCTGCGAATCCCACCAAAGACTCCGAGTGCGGATTCCCCTGGAGGCCAGCCACCAGTCGCATGCTGCCGCCATTTCAAGCGATTGCCTCTTGGAAATGCCGCTCACTCGAGCATCCCAGTTGTGCAGCGCCTTCATGGATCCATCGCTGTCGAACAGTCTTAGATCCTCGTCTGGTGCGAATACTATCATGCAGTTACATTCTTAGGAGCCATCTCCACCAGCCACCGCAGCCGGTTGAAACACGCGAGCGTTAATAACGCATCCTCGAGCGCGTTGTGCGTCTTGCCAGAGCGGGAAAACCCCAGCGTTGCCGCTATGTGGTCCAGGTTCAAGCGAGGCTGGCCGTCCTTGCCCACAGGCAGCTCGAGCACCCCCGCCTCATAGGCGAGCCAGGCGGCCGCTTGCAGGTCCACCGTCTTGCCCATAGGCCAAGTCAAGACATTCCGCTCAAACGCCGCCCGCAGGAAACCAAGGTCAAACGCCACATTGCAGCCAGCCATCACCGAGAACCGGCGCGTGCCCAGCCACAAGGCGAGGTCTTGAATCACATCCCGCTCCGGCCGGCCGTTTTTTTCCAGAAAATCCAGCGTAAAGCCATTCTTTTCCAGAGCCTTGGGCTCGCAAATCCACTCGGGATTCGGCTTAATAATCGCAGTAAACGCCTCGTTATCCAAGGAATCCACCGCCGCCACGCTCAGGAGCGCGTTCTTCGAGGCGTCAAAGCCTCCCGTTTCCGTGTCGATGACAATCAATCGTGTCTTCATTTCGCCTCCCTCGGTGGATTCGGCAGCGGCATCCAGTGCAAAACCGGGTCATAGTCGTAAATTCTTTCACCAGCTACATTGCGCCAGTCATCGCCATCAATGAAGCCCGTCCAAACCTCACCATCCTTCGTGTGGATGATGACCGTCTCGCCATCGTCAGGAAGCGTCACTGAAGCATCCCGCCACTCCATCTCCGTGTTCTCTGTGGTTATCTTCATTTTTTTGGGGCCGTTTTTTCTTGCTTAAGAAAACGGCGATAAAGCGCAATGCTCACAGCCGCATCTTGATACAGGGTTGTTGTTTTTTTCATAAATTTCCAATAGCAGGGGCAAAGCGTTGTTTGAGCGGCTGCCACATATCCCGATTTCCAGGCATCGCAGGGATCATCTCGCCAGGGCGGTAGAAGCGGTTGTCCTTCACGCGCATCAGCTCCACGCGCATCATTCCCGCATCGCCCGTGGGAATCTGCACTTGCATCAAGTGGCGGTTAGGCGTCGGGCGATACACCTTCACCTTCACCGGCGACTCAGCCACCGGCACCGGCGGCACAGCAGCGGCCTCCGCCGCGTTTTTTTTATTTTTTGGGTTAGACATAGGTTAGTTAGTGGAAATCTCCTCAGCGGCCTCCTGCGACGAAGACCCTTTGCTAAAAATTTTCTGGTCACCCAAACCAGTGCTATGTGATGGGGGGGGGTCCGAAAATCCGACCCCCTCCCCGCCTTGGCGGACGATTTCCACAGCCTGCTCGGGTGTCAAGCGCACTTCAAAATCAATGTTCATACAGACCCAGTATGCGACCAGGCGGGCACCGATGCGGCCTTGATCCTCATTTGGAATGAAAACTCCACGCGATTCAAGTTCGGCTCGGTATTCATCTACCGCCACATAGTTGAAATGCGCTTTCTCCTGATCGACCTCCACGGCCACGGCCTCGAGCGGCTGGTCGGCGCAAGTGGTGTCCAAAGTGGCGACCCGCAGCCCTCCTGCGTGGATAGAGACATCTGATCCGGTATCAGAGATCATGCCGGAAGCGATGCCAGCACCCGATCCGGCAGGCCCCTTTTGTTGCGACCCGCTCCCGCTTGGACCGGTTACCGGGGTTACCGGCACCACCTCGGCGTCAAGCACCGGCAGAGAGGCGAGCATCTCCGAGAGTTTGTCCTGGCACACCTCGACTCGCTCGACTCGGGCAGTTGCCTCGCCACTGAGGAGTTGGAGCTTGTCCACCATCACGGCCGCAACGATGGCGGCA